AGTTAAGGGGGTAAAAACGAAATGTACAATTACTGATATAATAAAAACATAGTGTAAAGCATTGTTATATAAAGAGTACAGAGGTTTTTAAAGGGTGATGCAATGAAAAACGAATTGTGCAATTTTGTTAATTATAGTTTAATTTTGGTTTAAGATTCTCCCTGCAAGTGCCTCCAAAATTACCCGCGATGTTAATTACCGCTCATATTGCCTTAAAATAGCCATTAAACCCCCTTAAAATAGCCATAATTAGGCCTTTTAGGCCATTACCGCCTCCCATTCCGGAGGCTTTTTTGTTGGCCCTATAAACCCTTTTTATGGGCGTTTTCCCGACATCAGGAAAACGATCGGATTTTGCCAAAAAAATAATGGGTGGACAAATGGACGGACAAATGGACGGACATTTCGAGGTAAAAAAAGGGTCTATTGAACCCCCATTACTACCAAAAAAGACCCCGAAAAGTGCCCAAATTTGCGGATTGCACCCCCCTTACTACCATGTATTTTTACTTTTAAGTGTTTGCAATACCTATATAATAAGGGAATTACCATACTGTATTGCAAAAGAGATCTCAAAAAATTGCGGAGAATTAAAATTATTGTACATTTGTGTATCCAAATTATCCATGCAGAGATGCATTATAAAAACACTAACCCCACTGGTCTCATAGCCTGATGACCATTGACGTTAAAAAGAAGCCCGTCCTCAAGTAAAGATGGGCTTCTTTATTTAAATTTCTTGATAAGCTCTTTAAGTTGATGCTTTTTAAGATGAGGATATTCCTCCGTAAAGCTTTTAAGTATTAATGATTCTAAGTCTATTCCAAACGAAGCTAATATCTCATATGAATCATTTCTATTTTCTTGATTCGTAATTGGGGTAATCTTTGACAATAATTTTGATAGATCACATACAAAATTTGAATTCGGTAAATTTTTAGGTATCTCCGTCTTAGAATTTTTGTAGTAGCTTGTAAAGCTAGAACTATCTGTTGGGAATATCGGAGGTAAGTATAAATTCCATATTGGGTCAAACACCGATCTCACCATTCTATCTAAGACTCTATACTCTGATCCTATAAGATTGCCATCATTATCAAAACTTTCGGAATAATTATAAATTATAAAAAGATTATTTCCATGCTGCTTATACAATTTGCATAATCTAAGAACACTCTGTGATTTCTTATAAGCAAACAAGTATTCTTCGAACATATTGTCAATAATAATATTAGGATAGATGTTTTTAACTTTCTTGTCAAATTGATTCTTTCCCTTGAATCTTAGAAACTCATTATCATTTTTAAGTAGAAGTCTTTTAATAACCATAGAGTCTCCCTGAGAAAAACTTAACGGTAAAAAATTGACTATATCAGATAGTGAAATAGACATAATAATACTTTATATTATTCTCAACCTACACCTGCATCCAAGGCATTGGCAGCATTTTTTTCTTGGATATTTCGAAACCCCTCAAGCTGCTGTAACAATTTGCCAATATCTTGGTTGAGCCTATCAATTTTCTCCTCCTTGTCGCATAGCAGCTGTGTAAGAATCTGAATCCTTGCATTTAAATATGTAGAACTGGATTCCGAGTTATTAACATCTGCTTTCAGCATAGGCTTGACACCCAAAAGCAGCCAATGGATGCTAATATCTGGACAATATTCTAATATTTGGATTAAAATTCCCTCTCCGATATCCGCCTTCCTGCTAAATTGTTTGCTTAGATAACCATTTGAAATACCTGCTGCACGCTCAAATGCAGCAGGTTTGATTTTTTTAAAATCCAAATACTCATATAACCTCTCAATTATTTTCATTAAAAAATCGACATTATTCTAAATATTGTTTGGAAATATAGAAAATAGTCCATAATATTGCATTGTCTTTCGGTTTAAGAAGACGGGCGTAAAGGTATAAAAATTTTCAAATATCAAAATTTATGAAAAAAATACTAGTTGAGTATGGCGAAAAGAGGCGTTTGGCTGAGATGTTTGGGGTGAGTGATGTGTCTGTGCGCTCAGCTCTGTTTTTTCGCACCAGCAGCCCTCTTTCAGAGCGTATCCGCAAGGCAGCCCTTGAGCGCGGGGGCAGAATCATGGACAAATCCAACCTTAAATAAATCATTATGAACAACGAAACAATTTCAATCAAAGATTTCATCTCGGCATTTGGGATGGCCACTTACATCAAACTAAAAAAAGATCGTCGTATCAGGTACGCGAGAAAAGCAACGGCAAACAATGATGCCTTAATTTATTTACCAAAGGACTATCGATCTAACAGCGTAGTTGTATCAATATTAATTAGTCTTAAATCATAATGAACAATAAAGATTTTGAGAACATCCCAGTAGTCTGCTTTAAAAATAGACTCAGACAAATATTCGATGTCTATAATGAATATCGTACTATCTCCATCTCTGAAGCTGCTAAAAATCTTAAATCCCCAGTCAAACACTTTGCAGAGATTCCTCAATCGATTTACGAGCTCGTCTTCTCCACCTATCAAATCTGTTTGATTAGTTTGAAGTCTAATGACGGTATAACTTGCTTTTTCCATTTGATTAAATTTTAGGTTAACGAGCAAATTTAATCAATTCCCGGGACAAGGCGTGATGCTGGGAGGTCGGATCTCTCCCCGGGAGCAACAAAACAAACAAACTTCAAATTATGGAAAAGTTCACCAACCGGTTATTTTTCGCAGTCTTCTCACTGCTTGCCCTCTTTGCCCTTGTGGCGGCTATTTTCTTTGGAGCTACGCATCAGTTTTTCATGGCTGTTTTGTGTGGTATAGCTGCTCTGTCCATTTGGCCGGACATCAAGAAGGAAATTAATCCCAAATCAAAATACACTTATGGAAACAAAAAATGAACTACGCGCACAAGCTGACAAGTTTTTCGAACAGGCATGCGCAGAACTTAAAATCAACAACATGCTTCCGGACGTCTCTTTTTTGCCGGAGCGCAATCAGAAGGCCATCCTGGCATTCTACAAGCTATCAGTGATTATCCAGTGCGTCAACGAGGACTGGGAACCTAATTGGCAAGACTGGGATGAGCGTAAATATTTCCCTTGGTTCGAGGTACTACCTGCGGGTCTCGGCTGCTCGGCTACGTATCATACGGCCTCGGCTACGTATGCGAATTTCGGCTCGCGGCTTTGCTACAAATCGCCCGATTTGTCCAAAGAATGGGCCCAAAAGCTTCTGCCCCTCTATGAGGACATGCTCCTTCTTAATTAATACTTTTTGTTAAACAAAACCCTCCCGGACAGAGGCGCGAAGCTGTAGGATCGGATCCTGCTCCGGGAACAAAGGTCAAGAAAGAAGAGACGAAAGACCATTTTTCAGATGCGATACGCTACCCGCGACACGAGGGTTGACAGCCGGGAAAGACCGGCTCTTAAAAAGCACGTGAAATGATGGAGTACTACAACAATGTTTTGTGCATATCTCGCTCTACTTTGGTGGATGAGGGGTTCATGAGTAAGGCATCATATGATAAGAAATTACAACGTGGGCGCATCAAACGTATCCGCCGCGGCTGTAAGAATACTCCTGCGCTGGTTGCCGTTGACTCCCTGCCCTCGGATATCCTTGCTGCTGTCAAGGCCAGGTATGGTGAGCCGGCTGCCGTAGCCTCCAGGTATTCCATCCGTGGTGCCTACACCGTTGATCCTGGTGCCGTCTCCTTCTACCGTGAGCACCGATTGCCTAACGGTGAGTTCTTGCCGGAGGACAAGCAGATGGAATATGTCACCAACGCCTCCATGCTCAAGACTATCCGTTACATCCTCAATGATAAGCTTTCCTTCACCGCTTCGCGCGGCAAGAGCCGTCCCTCTCATGTGTGGCCTGCCATTGTACGTGAGGTTGTTGCCGTCAAGGCAGGCAGCAATCCTATCCTGCACTCCTTGCCGGAGCATCCGCGGCGTTTGAAGTTGAAGCTGGAGGAGTTCGAGGCACAGGGCTATGCTTGCCTTGTCAGTGCCAAGTTCGGCAACAAGAACACCGAAAAGATACCTGAGGAGGCCAAGTTGTGGCTACTCACCCGCTGGAGTGACAACGTGCGCAAGTGCGCCTCCATCACCCAGCTGTTCCGCGAATACAACGAGAAGGCTGCCGACACACCGGCTTGGTGCAAGATTAAGACGGAAAAGACAATATACAACTTCATATATTCTCCCGAGATTGAGCACCTGTGGCATGCACACCGCTATGGTGAGCTCTCTTCCAAGAACAAATTTTCTTACATTCACAAAACTATCCTGCCCACCATGCGCGACTCACTGTGGTATAGCGATGGCACCAAGCTCAACTACTACTACCAGTACCAGGATGCCGAGGGCAAAATACAGATCGGCACTCTGCAGGTATATGAGGTCATGGATGCCTTTTCAGAGGTGTTCCTTGGTTACCACATCAGCAAGCGTGAAGACTACCAGGCGCAATTCCTGGCGTACAAGATGGCTTTTGGAGCTGCAAAGTATAAGCCTTACCAGATCACCTATGACAACCAGGGAGGTCACAAGAAGCTTGAGAGCAGTGACCTGCTCAAGAAGCTGGCTCACCTTGCCATCCGCACGCAGCCTTATAACGGGCGTTCGAAGACTATTGAAAGCGCTTTTGGCCGCTTCCAGGAGCAGGTGCTCAAGCAGGACTGGTTCTTTTCAGGACAGAATATCACTGCCACCAGCAAGGAGTCCCGGGCCAATATGGAGTATATATTGACCAACAAACATTGCCTGCCTACCGAGCAGGAGATCCGTCAGGCTTATGCCGCACGACGCGAGGAGTGGAACAACATGCCTCATCACAAGACAGGCATTGCTCGTATGGAGATGTACCGCAATAGTGTCAACCCCGAGGCTGTCAAGCTTGAGATTTGGGATATCGTGGACCTGTTCTACGTCACAAGGGAGAAGGAGGTCACTTGTACAGCCTGGGGTATCACTTTCACAGAGCAGAAAATCAAGTACGACTACATGGTATATAAGAGCGGATCCATCCCGGACATGGAATGGCTGCAGAGCAATATAGACAAGAAGTTCGTTGTCAAGTTCGACCCTTCCGACATGTCTATTATATTCCTGTATGAGCGCACTCCTTCAGGCTTGAGGTATAATACAGTCGCTTCTACTAAGGTGGCAATCCACAGGGGCAAGCAGGAGCAGCAGGAGTGGGAGGCACAATATATCAAGGATGTTGAGATTGCCAACAAGCAGGCTCGTCGGGAGCGTTGGGAGAAGATGGAGCAGCTCAAGAGGGATCATGGTGTGCATGCTGAGGATTACGGCATGCGCAGCCCTGCTATTCTTGGATTGGACACCAGCGCTGCTGCCAAGCGCTCACGCCCTGCAGCTGCTATAGGCAAGGTGCAGAAGGCTGTCAGCAATGCTGATTTTGACGAATCAGAGGATTTCGACGTGCTGGAATATGCACGCAAGTCAATGTAAATAAAAAAACAGGCCCGGCAGGGATTGCTCCCCACCAGGCCACAAAGGACAACAAAAATATGAAAAAAATCGAAAAGGAAAAAATCAGGCAGGCCCTTGCTATCTATTGCGAGCACAAGGGATCGCAGAACAAGGCAGCTAACTCCCTCAAGGGTGTCAGTGCTGCTGTCATCTCAAAATTGTTGAATGGTGATTGGGATCTCATTGCGGATGAGATGTGGCGCAAGATAGCTACGCAGATCTCTTACTCTCCCGACGAGTGGGTTGTAGTACCTACCCGTGATTTTCAACTCATGAGCTTTCTGTTGACAGATGCGCAAAAGTACAGCAATGTGCTTGCCGTTGTTGGCGAAGCGGGGTCAGGCAAGAGTCTTGCAATCCGGGAGTATTCAAACAGCAATAAAAGGGTGTTTAACCTCTCTTGCAACGAGTACTGGAACCGCAAGATGTTCATGCAAGAACTGCTCAGCTGTATGGGTCGCGACTATTCGGGTTACACTGTTGGTGAGATGATGGGAGAGATTGTTGGCCGTCTCAAGGTTATGGAGCGTCCTCTGATCATCCTGGATGAGGCAGATAAGTTGAGTGATAATGTGCTGTATTTTTTCATTTCGTTGTACAACAAATTGGAGGACCATTGCGGCATCATCCTGTGCGCTACAGATCACCTTGAGAAGCGCATCAAGAGGGGTTTGAAGTTGAACAAGAAGGGTTATAAGGAGATATACTCGCGCATAGGCAGGCGTTTCATACAACTGCAGGGTGTGAGCTCTCGTGACATCACCGAGGTTTGCCTGGCAAACGGTGTCACTGACAATAAGCTGATACGTGAAGTGGTAGAGGATAGTGAAGGAGACTTGCGGCGTGTGAAACGCAAGGTGCACGCAATTAATAATATTAGTAACGAATAGTTGTATGGCAAAAGCGCTCTCCGTACACCAGGTGTTGTCGGGCCGTCGGAATGTCATTGCATTCGATGGGCAGTGGGAAGCCACTTTCGGACATCCGGAGCTCTCCGGCACCTGGATCATCTGGGGGCAAAGCTTCAGCGGGAAAACGACTTTTGTCTTACAGCTGTGCAAGTATCTATGTTCTTTTGAAAAAGTGATTTACAACTCCCTTGAGGAGGGTGCCGGCAGGTCTATGCAACTGGCTTTCGAGCGTGTGGGTATGGAAGATGTTTCCCGACGTTTTTCCTTGCTGGACGGGGAGACGATGCCGGAGCTCATTGAGAGGCTCAAGAAGCACAAGTCTCCCAATGTGGTTGTCGTCGACTCGCTGCAGTATGCAGACCTCAGCTACAAGGAGTATAAGCAGCTCAAGCGGCTGTTTCCCGGCAAGCTGTTCATCTTCGTATCGCATGCCGAGGGCAAGCTGCCCGATGGAAGACTGGCCAACAAGGTGAGGTATGATGCGCACTGCAAGATAAGGGTTGAGGGTTACAGGGCGTTTGTCAACTCTCGTTTTGCGGACCACTCGGAAGAAAACTATTTGAGCATTTGGGATGAGGGGGCTAACAGGTATTGGGGAGATAAAAATGAAACGGATTATGAAGACAGCAAATAAGACACATGGCAGGTTTTTCAGCCTGCTCAAGCAGACTCCGGGCTATGAGTCCCGACTGCGCAACCAGATGAAGGATGCCCTTGTTGAGCACTATTCCGGGGGCAGGACTACCTCTCTTACACAGATGTATGAGAGGTACCCCGATGCTTACGAACAGATGATCTACAGCATGAAGAAACAGCGGCTTGTCTCTCCACAGGCAAAGAGGGTATATGATCCCGAGGCGCAGATCTGGCGCCGCCGTGTCATAGCAGCCGTGTGCAGCTGGATTGACAGCAACGGCATAGACACAACCGACAAGGTTGAGTATGCCAAGAGCCTTGCCTGCCGTGCTGCCAATTGTAACGATTTTAACCGCATATCACAAGTACGCCTAGCAGAACTATACAACGCCTTTGTCAAAAAGGCCGGTACCGCACGAGAAGCCTTCAAGCAGCAGGACATTGAATTTTTATTATCTGTTGATGAGGCTGTTGATCAGATCAAAAAAAACATTAAAACCAACTGACACTCCTGAGCCACCCACCCCTGGCGTTTAGCGAAAAAGAGCGTCCAGGACAGTGGCGGGAGTGTTTTTTATGACTATGACAACTAAAAACTTGGAACAACGCTCAAAGGATTACGCTTACCGCACGGAATGCGAGGAGTGTTTGATGGAATCACACCCGGAAAACTGCAAGGAGAGGCCTACTTGTGGCAGATATCACATAGCAATGATAGATTACACTGCCGGGTATAACGACGCGCTAAAAACAATCATAAAACGCAATAAATGATAATAGCTATTGATTTTGACGGCACAATACACACGGGTGTGTATCCGTCCATCGGGTTGCCCAGGACGCATGCCAGGGAGGTGATACACTCACTGCGCGAAAATGGGCATTATGTGATAATATGGACCTGCAGGACTGGCGAGGATCTGTTGGAAGCTGTCAACTGGCTCCTGGAAAAAGGAATTGAATTTGACAAGATCAATGACAATCATCCATCCAACATCGCAACTTATGGAGGCAATACCCGTAAGGTTTATGCGGATGTGTACATTGATGACAAACAGGTTGGCGGCTTGCCAACATGGAAAATGATAGAGGATTACATTAACAATATTTGATATGGACATTACGAATTTGACACCTGAAGAGCGCAAGGCGCTTTTGGAAAAACTCAAGGCAGCCGATGAGGCAGCTACACAAAAAAAACTTGATGACCAGGCTGCTTACAAAGCCTTGGTTGACGAAACTGTTAAGAATGCCTTTCCACGCCTAGTGGGTATCTCGGACAAGCTCGCAAAAAACAAGGCAGACATCAGGGAAGCTTTCCGTCGCGCAATAGACCTAAAGAAGGAAGTCTATGGAATAAAAGACATGCAGCATTCGCACACCTTTTCTGATGCGCAGGGACAATTCCGCATAACCATCGGGGTATACACCATAGACAACTATGATGATACTGTTGATGTAGGCATTTCCATGGTGCGCGAGTGTATTACGGAGCTTGGTAAGGATGACGACTCCAAGGCCCTGATAGAAACTATACTCAAGTTGCTTTCGAAGGATAAGAAGGGCACTTTGAAGCCCTCGCGAGTACTGCAGCTGGAGCAGCTGGCCAACAAGCTGGGCAATGATCGTTTTTTAGAAGGGGTTAGGATAATCAAAGAGGCGTACAAGCCCCTGGAGAGCAAGTCATACATCCGTGCAGAATACAAGGATGAGACGGGTAGCTGGGTGAATGTGCCTCTCGGTATGACAGAAGCATAAAAAAAGCCCCGCACACCCTTGGATGATTGAGGCCCCGCCACACACAAATATAATCAATTCACCGGAATAATGTCTTATAATAAAAAATATTTGCTGCAGAAAATTGTCGAAGTACAGGAGATTGTTCTTTTTTATAAGGGCAAGGGTGCTTCGCAAAGCTGGGTGTATAGGAAGATCATTTCGGAAAAGTATCACATTTCGGAGGCAACTTTCAACCGTTACATGGGCATCAATGCCAAGGAGCAGCTACGACGGCTGCAAGAACAATCAGAAGATCAGGGAGGGTGTTAATCCTCCCTTTTTTTATGCCTCTGCGCTCAGATCCTCAAATTCGCAATCAAAGCTCATCCGGTAGACAAAATAGCTATTATTAACCTCGGGCCCTTGGCTTGTGCGGTGCAGGGCACTGAAATCATCCGTCTCATAACCCTGCAGTGTTGCATACACCTTCGAGATTATATCGTATGTCTCAAGGCTCTTGTTAAGAGTTTCTACAGGGGTGTTGGCAGATGTCTTGATTGTTTTCTTTTCGAATATGAGCTTCACGTTGATGCGTGCCTTGCAGAACTGTGTGAGGTCAGCAAAATTCCTGCACTCCGGCAGGCTTATCTCCAGCAATGCTGCCGGCAGCGCTATTGGAGCCCTTTCTGTCGATGAGAGTTGCCCGCTATCCATGTCTATCCAATTGAGCTCATGTATCGTTTTTAGCTTTTCTATCAATGCCAGGTAAATTGTTTTCATGTCTATCCTTTTAATATTCGTTTAATCTCTTTGTATATCTTCTCCTCTATATTCCTTTTGAGCGTGCGTGATTTGCCTATGAATGGCCTGGCAGGCATCTGAAACACCTTCTTGCCATATATTTTTGCCGGCAGCCCTTCCTGGTGAACTTTTGCGTATTCTTTCGGGTTTGACACCCGCACCCCATTGTCTATCTTCAGATAGCTGATTGCGTTTTTGAGCTCTCCGGTCTCCCCTGTTAATATCTTAGCCGTTGTCCGTGCTTGAGAGAATTTGCCTGTCTGCCCGGAGTGTCCATACCACGGGCTGTCAGGGTCGCGCCTCTTCACGTCTGGCCATTTTTTTATCGTGTCCTCATCTTTGAACCCTTCATGATCAAATGACTCCTTGAAGTGGTTGACAGCTTCAACGCCGAGTATGTCTTTGATGTCTTCACTTTGTACCCAATCTTGCACTTTTTTCATCCTCTCCGCTAAGCTTCTCTCAAATTCTTTAATATCCATTGGTTGTTATTTCAAATTATTTTATTATTTTTGCAATGGAGAGATGCACCTTCGGGTCATCGCTCCCTACGGCAGGGGCATGCATTCGTGTTTGTTCCTGCTTTATTTTTTTAGCTTTATCTTTAGTTTTTCAACATCAAACATCAATGGTTGCTCATTTTTTCTGATAATTATTATTGTTTTAATGCTTTGATATCTATTAGTTCCGAGTGCCTTTTTCATCCCGTCATATAAATCTGTACTCGGATAATTACGATCTAATCTAATTATTACTTCACCAACATTTTGTGCTGCTGCCGACTTTATTGAATTGTAGACTGCGTTTACCCCATTGTTCGATTGCGGGTGTTTTGCGTCAGAGTATTGTTTACTTACAACATTAAATGCATCCGGATTTTTAATCCCCGTGACATTGGTTATCTCAAGCATTTCGTATTTGCCTCCATTGTCAGCCATTATCTTATAGGTCTTGAGGTTTTTGGCATATTCATTTTTGTTTTGTTTAGCAATCTCTACATATCCACCTCCATTGCCTTCATATCTTTTCCCTCTTTCCTGCTGTATTTGTTTTTGCAGTACTTTTGCTTGATCAATTATCTGTTCTCTTAATCCAGCTTCTGTGTTTTTGTAATAGGGTGTTTCCTCAATTTTGACAAAGGCAGCGCTATCTGCAGGGTTGTTTTCAAATGCCGGGCTAACGAGTTCCTCTCCCGGCACGGGTGTCGGATCTTTGTCCGTCTGCCTTACTGAGCATTGGCAATTCCAGTCGCTTGGTGGCATATGTGTCTTCCACCACGGGTGCTCTATTGGAAGGATTGTCCCGGCATAACCCTCATGCGATACCCTGCGGTGTGATGCAGTAGAGAGTACATATTCAAGGTTAGGATAAAGGTGTGCTGTCTTTTGGTATTGCTTAAAATTTGCAGCACTCCTGGCAGCCCTTACTGCTGTATTGTACTCGGTCTGCAGCCATTGTTCGTTATATTTCTCAGATACTTGCAGGGCTAGTTTCTTGAACTCACGGAATGAGCGTAACTTTCCTTGATCATCATTGAGTAATGAAACAATATCAGCTGTCTGTTTGTGATTTTTAAAGGCGGAAAATACTGCAGTATTTGTCATGAATTGATCATAAAACTCAGTATCTTTTACCTGTAGTAGCTCTCTAGTGATTCCCCTCTCCAATCTTGTATAAGACGCTGTGAACAGATCGGCATTGACCAGTTCGCTTTGCTTTACCTTGTCGCTATACAGCTCTTTGATAGCCCGATTGATGAGCTTGTTGATATCAATGCTGTCACTATCTGCCGTAATACTCCTTATCAATCTCCGTATGTATCTCTGCAGTGTTTGTCTTGCCCCGATCTTTGCCGGGGCTTGGACGAAAAAACTGTTTGTAGTTTTTTCCTTTTGGTCCTTGTCTTTTGGTTGATTGACTTGCTGTGTGCTGCCTGCTACCTGCTCTCCCTTTTGAGGTGTAGGTATCCCGTATTTGTCATATAAAAATGATGAGGGAATTTGTATGATCTTGGATAGTGAGCTTATGTCGTTGACGGATAGCTCAACTGTTGCCTCGGGGAATATGAATTTTCCTTGTGCCGGCAGTCCCCTGGCAAGCAGCATTGGTTTGACATAAGTGTTGAGTACCCTCTGCACATAGCGCATGTCGCTCTTGTTCTTGCCCTCCTCGACTTTCTTGTGCACTTCGCCCAGCGACCTTGCTCCTTTCTCCCCTTGTATTGTTGTCAATGTTTGACCCAGGATGGTTATCAGGATTTCTTCGTTGCATGCCTTGCGAAAATCGTTGTACGATGTACCTGAGGATCCACTACCGGTATTGTTGACCGTTTCAACATCGCTCTCCTTTGGTATCACTACCCACGGCGCGCTGCCAGCTTTCGACAGGGCTTCTTCCAGCAGCCTTCTGCTCTCCGAGTCATAAGAGGAGTACTTTCCGATGCGCTGTGGCATTCCAAAAACCTCGAGCCATTGCGCGTAGTCGCCGAACCCTCCTCTCTTCCATATTGCATACGGTGCAGTCTTGAGAAACAACCCCCTGTCCCTTGGTTTGCCAAGAGCGAGTATGAAGTTGTCTCCCAGGTATGGGATTCCTTCCTGGTCACTGTCGTTGATAAGGATGCTTTGCGTTTCGAGCGACACATGCTTGGCAGGTATGGGGTGCACCCCAAGACCCTGCTCAAACGATAGTTCGAATGCACTTCGCCCATAAAAGCGTGTAGACATTATCGTGCTCAGCATCTCTTCAAATGCAAGTGTGTCAATCAGTGAGAGCATCTCGTCTACGCTCTCACCCTTTTCGTTGACGAATGTGAGTTCGCTGTTACACAGTGCTTCTGTCCTTTTGCTCGCGGCATCCGACAGCACTCCATCTATAAGCAAGTCGTCGTATAGATCATACAATACTTTTGCCCTGCCGGAGTCAGCCGACCTTAAGGCTGAGCGCCAGGTAGACACATCTGATGTCCTCCTTGCCGGAGACTTGATTACGATCTGCGTGTAGATATTCTGTTTGTTGTTGAGTTTTTTTGACATCTCATTTAAGTTTTAGAAGTGTTGTCCTTTTTGTTCGTTGCTGCCGAATATTATTGTGCCCTTGTCCGTTTCAGCTGCAGGCAAGTCAGGCGAGATATCCCCGCGCTGCACAGCTTTCAACCAGCTCACCGCCCTGTCATACCTGTCTTGCCTTATCTTGTAATCACTACCGGCATTGCAGATCACAAGGAAGTGCCATGCAGCAATGTCCTTGAGGAATGTTAGCAGCAGGGCATTACGTTCTGTGCCTGTCGTTTCGAATATTACAGCTTTGTTATATTTTGATAAGTAGCCTTTTGCTTCCTGCATTGCAGTATCAATCGCTGCGGTCATCAGGGTGTCGTCACCCCTTGATATCACATCCACATCCTCCTGATGCAGGTGCGTCTTCATCTCTTCATTACTCAAAAACATTGCTCAGTGTGTTAGTGTCATAGAAACATATCTTGTCAAAATCCTCCCCGGCCTTAAGGTGCTTCTTGAAAAGGTCACATCTTTTGCGCTCCTTGATGTCTGCTCTTGTCCACACTACGTAGTTGTAGCCGAAAAAAAACACCCGGTAACGCAGCCCTGAAAGCCTGTGCAATCTTTTAGCTTTCTTGATCGCTCTGCTGAGGTAAATTCTATTGCCTTTAAAGCGTATGTAAAGCCTAATGAAAGGCCGTTTAAAAAGTGTTACAATTGTCATATCAATATCTTTTTTGATTTGTGTGTTTGCTTCCTATCTTGATTGCATCATCAGTGAGCTCAGTGAGCTTCTGGTTGATTATTGTTATACCTCCCTCAATACAGTCAGGACCGTCTGCAGGAAAGGTAAGTTTTGGTGAGAGCAGCAGGAACTGCTCCTCAAGTCGCACCATGTGAGGGTTGTTTCTCTCTGCCTCGTTGAGTATCAGGTGTCCGTTTCTATTCAGTGGTTCAAGGTTACCTTCTATTCGTGAGAATTTTTCCGGCTTGTTCCTCTCATCAGGAGTGATGCCTAGCCATCCTTTTTCCTCTATCTTTTGTGAAAACAGTGGCAACAGGACCTGTTCGTAGAATGGGTTTTGCAAACTATTGTTTTCGATATAGTTATAGTTTTGTGTTTTCCCATTTACTATGTCTCGCAAGTCAAAGAACCAGTCGCAAAACTCTGAATTCGTTGCATGATCAAGAAAGCCTGTGATCACATAGTATTTTCCCTCATGGAAACCTATCATGAAAGCGGACTTTTGCGACCCTTTCTTGTTTTTCGAGTTTGACGGAGACGGGTCACCATAAATTATTACGAATCGGAAACGATTAAGTGCAGGTACTTTACCCCACACCATCTGCTTGAAGGTGCTACCCTCGGCCAGTGGGGTGTTCATGTACTCTGCCATGTAGGCTGCTGTGCTAATCTTGCTTTTTATTCTGTCAATGTGTTCCCGGGTGTTCTTCTCCGGCCAGCTGCTCTTACCTTGCTTGTCTTCCAGGTTGACTACATCTACATAGTCTGCTTTTTTCATTGCACGTGCCACGCAGCAGTCTTTTGCAATAAGGTTACCCAACCATACAACTTGGAAGGGTTTATCCACTGCGCGGGTAGGGAATACAGCCTTTTCGCACCATTTCCACCTCTTGTCTATTATATCAGGGTTGAGAACATCTTGATCAGTGTCTATGTCGGAATATATAACCTTGTCAGGCCTTATGTTCTCCTGCCTTGACCCACGTGGTGACTGGTCTGCTCCAACAGCAAGGAAAGACACTCCTTGTGTTGTGACGAAATCCCCGTATGTCCAGGAGCCCGGCATCATCTGTATGCCGTAGTCATGTATTATCCTCTCGTTCCTGGTGAGTTCTATTCTGTACGGCTCCAAGAGCTCTGCTGCCTTGTCCCAGGAGTTTGATATGAATAGTATGTTACTTTTGATGCCTGTTAAGGCTTGATATAGCGTTTCAAACATACAGAGGGCATCCTTGGCCAACTCACGTGCCCATACACGCGATTCGTACCATTCGGGGTTGTCCAGAATACGTCTGCTGGCTCGCTTGTGGAAAGGAGTTGCAGGGCTGCTGCAGTATTTGGGAAAGTAGTATTTTTTCCACTCCTCGAAATCTGCTTCCAGCTTCTTGATGCGTTTCTTTTTTTCTGCCTCCGTCTCCGTCAGGTCTGCGTTGACACTGCTGAGCAGGTTCTTGTAATAAGAATCCCAGTTCAGTTTTGCTTGTTTTGCCGTTTGATTGACCTGTGCCATTACTTTTTGAGTATTTCACTGATAAAGTCATTGATCACGTTTGCCACCTCTTTTGCCAGTGCAGGGTTGACCGGCTTAAGCCAGTTGAGCAGTCTTTTTGACACTTCAACTATGTCTGCAATTGATGCTTCGCTCTCCATTGTTCTGATTGCATTCGCGAGCTTGCTTATAGTATCTGCTTCTTTCGAGGATGCGAATCGTTGTCCTTCCTCCCGTTTCATTATAGCACTGTTGAGCTCATCCAGCTGCATGTACATGCGTGACAGCTGTGCTTCGCGTGTCACAAGTAAGGATTGTTTGAGCCTGGTCCACTCGCCTTCCTTCACCCACCTGTTGATTGTCACTGCAGATTTTCCTATTCTCTCCGCGATCTCTTTTTGTGACAATCCCTCCTTGACGAAAAGTAGTTGTGCCCATTCCTTGATTTGTTCTCCTTTTAGTGTTGACATGATCCTGTTTTGTTTTTCACAAAAGAAAGTTTTTAACCCCTTTTTCGCCAAAAACATGTTAAGGTTGATAATAAACCTTATCAACCTTAGAAGGTTTTTTGCATTTGCGGCTGAATTCATTTTGATTTGAAACAAAAAAATCAGATGAAAATACCATTCGCAATAGTCGCAGCAGCTTCAGGGCAAAAAGCAGAAGTGCGTATTACGGGTCACATCGGTTGGGAGACAGATAGCGAAAACTTCAGAAAACAAGTAGACGACATCATTGCTTCCGGCATTACTGAGGCTGACATATATATTAACTCTCCGGGAGGTAGCGTTTTCGATGCAAACGAAATCGTTAACATTCTTTCTCGTTTTACAGTGAAAAATTGCACCGGAGGCGCTCTCGTGGCCTCTGCAGCCTCATATATAGCATGCGCATGTGACACTTTCGAGATGCCGGAAAATGGCATGCTGATGATTCATCGTCCTAGCGGATATGCAGGCGGCAAGATAGAAGATTTTCAATCATACATCAAGCTTCTTAAAGACGTAGAAAAGTCATATAAAGCACTTTACCTTTCAAAGGCAAAAGATAAACAGGCTTTTATTAAAGCGTGGGACGAGTCGGATTATTGGCTAACAGCTAAGGAGGCAGTACAGCAGGGCTTCGCAACCTCTGTGAAGCAAAAAATAACATACAGCAAAGAGATGACAGATCTTCTTGTTGCTAGCGGTTGTCCGCAAAACATTTATAACAACATAATTTCATCACAAACATTTCAAAAAACAAAGAAAATGGATTTACTATCATTTTTCAGAAATCTGTTCGGGCTGTCAGACTCAGCAACTGAGCAGGACGCTATATCAAGCGTCACAAGTTTACAAAACGAAAACAAAACCCTCAAAAGCGAAAAAGCAGCCCTTGAGGCGAGGCTTACCGAAATTGAGAAAAAGAACAAGCAAGATCAATCTGCCGAAGCAAAAGCTATTCTTGACGCAGCGGTACTGGATGGTCGTATTAATGCAGACACTCGCAAAACATATGAAAATTTGTTTGCAAGTAATCATGAAGACGCTAAGGCAGTCGTTAACTCGCTTCCTAAGCATAAGCCTGTCGCACCAAAACTCGAAGGCTCTAAGCCTCCTGTGTCAAAATTTGACAAGACGTGGGATGAGCTTGATAAAGCAGGTCTCCTAGTAGCCCTAAAAGCAGAAGATCCGGAGCTGTACAAAGAAAAGTACAAAGAGCGCTTTGGTGTTGAACCGCAACTCTAATCACTAATAATTAATATTTGACATTATGAAAACTAAACTTGTGGCACTTTTGAGTGCCCTATTATTCAACGTACTGGCTGGCGGTGTGATTGCATTTGCTGCCGGCATCTCGCCCTTGGCGGTAATTTCCACCGGAGCTGTGATGTCTATCTTCACAGCACCATCCGGAGCGCGTATGGCAATACAAAAGGAAATTTGGATGAGTTCTATCGTGGAGGGCTTATTCGCGGACAACTCATTTCTTTCGAAAGCCTTTGATGCTGATGAGTTCGTCAATCAAGGTAAGACAGTGCATATACCCAACGCAGGTGCTGCCAGCGGTGTGGTGAAAAACCGCTCATCGTTCCCTGCTACGGTCACTACGCGCACTGATATAGACCTTACATTCGATCTCGATGAATACACAACAAATCCTATCCGCATCCCACACGCAGACATCGTAGAGCTTAGCTATAACAAACGCGAAAGTGTAGTCAGACAAGACAGAGCGAAGCTACAAGAAGAGGTAGCAGAGGGCATCCTGTTAACATGGTTCCCTGCGATTGCAAGCTCAATACGCACTACTGGTGCTGCTATCGACGCACACACTGACTCTGCAACCGGTTTAAGAAAGGCTTTTGTCAAGGCAGATGTATCAGCTCTGATGAAAAAATTCAACAAGCAGAACGTCCCATCTGAGGGCAGATATCTTTTATTGGATGCAGACATGTACTCACAGCTTATTGACTCACTTACCGAAAAGGATGCTACTGCATTCCACGCGGAGGCTGACATTAAAAATGGCATTGTCGGAAAACTGTTGACCTTTAATGTTATGATGCGCTCTAGAGTTGGAAGGTATACTGGGGCAGGCGTTGTCAAAGCATGGACAACAGCCGGTGCAGCTACTGATAACGCAGCAGCTCTCGCTTGGCACTTCAACTCTGTATGTAGAGCAAAAGGAGAAGTTGTTGTTTACGACAACTCTGGTGACCCTACCTATTACGGGGATATTTATTCCTTCCTGCTACGTGCAGGCGGGCGGGCAATGCGTAACGATGTTGCAGGCTTGTGCGCAATTGTACAAGATACTGCTACAGCAGAATAACATATAATGAAGACACTACAATACTTGGTAATACATTGTACGGCTACCCCGGCAGGGAGGGCGGTGACAGCGGCTGACATACGCCGCTGGCACCTTGCCCCTGTGCCTAAGGGCCGCGGGTGGAAACAGGTAGGCTATACGGACATCGTGCATATTAACGGTTATGTGGAGAACTTGGTGCCTAACAACGAGGATGGCATTGTGGACTCCTGGGAGATCACGAATGGCGCCAAGGGTATCAACTCTGTAAGCAGACATGTGGTATATGCCGGTGGCTTGTCAGCAGATGGCAAGCAGGCAGCAGACACAAGGACAGCGGCACAGAAGATTGCCCTGGCAAACTATGTCAAGGAGAAGATCAAGGCAGTACCTGCCTTGAAAGTGGCAGGACATAACCAGTTTGCGGCAAAGGATTGCCCTTGTTTCGATGTGCCGGCATGGCTCAGGAGTATTGGTGTAGCAGAGAAAAACATATACAAAAAATAAAATATGGAATCTTTCGACATTGTGAATATTCTGACAGTATTGGCTACTCCCGTTACCGGGATCCTGTCCTATTCTGCGGGCAAGCGCAAGCGTAACAATGACTTTTTGCAGGATTTGCAGAAGTCTGTCAACATGCTCTCTGAAAAAAACTCTGAGCTGTTGAGTGAACTTGTGACTGTCAAGCAGCAGAATGTGCAGTTACAGGTAGCGGTTACACGTCTGCAGATAGAAAATACAAACCTGCTCAAGCAGGTGCAAGACTTGCATCAGCAGTTGGAGAATGTGCGTGTGATAACGAAAATTGAGAAGAAACAGAACAATGTCTAAAGCTACAATCATATCTATGTGTGTGTCTTTGCTGCTCATTAGCTGCAGCCCGCGGCTTGTGCCTGTCACAGTGACAGAAAAGGACAGCGTGATAGTCAATACGATAGAAACTATTAAGGACACTGTTGTTGTCATTGCAGCCGATTCGTCGATGATACAGATGCTGCTTGAATGTGACAGTCTCAATAATGTGCGAATCAAAGAGATTGCCTCCTACCGTGCAGGAGCTAATACCCCTGTACCGCAAGTGACTATAAGCAATAACATGTTGACTGCTCGTGTAGACATAGAGCAGCGCAACATGTTGTTGCATTACAAACAGAAATATTACGAGCAGCTGCAAAAGACATTTCGCGACACTGTTAAGATTGTCCAGGTGAATAAGCTCAAGTGGTATCAGAAGGTGCTGCAGTGGCTTGGCATTGCGCTGCTGGTGTATATACTAATACTAATAATCAAGTTAATTAACAAAATTAAAATTTAAAATCATGGCAGAAAGAATTATAGGCAAAGTCCGCATTGCGGGTATTGACTTTGCGGATGTGATCACATCCGCTCCCGGCATAGCAGCCGCCTCTTGGGAGGCACAGGCGTTGACACTACGCGATGATGAGGTGTCAATTATAGAAGCTGATGCAACCGAAGAGGAACTACTCTCTCACGAGAACGACACCCCTGAGGATGTTGACTATTACGGTGGTGCAACAACAATCGCTGGCGCATTCATCAAGCAGACTTATGCGCAGCTGGTTGCAACACTTGGTGGAACAATCACCGGCACTGGCGAAAATGCTCAATACATGCGTGCAGCGAAAAAACTGGTACTGAATAAGGCAGTGCGATTCCGCTTGAAAGGTGGTGGTTCAATCATTATACCTAACGCCAAAGGTGTTGTGCAATTGCACATGAACGTAGGATTTGGTGGAGTATCAAAATACCCATTCCGCTTCCGACCTCTGGCAAGTGCTATCAAGGATACCAATGATGACCCTGTAGATATAATCTTTGAATAAGATGGATGAGCAGCTTACAAAAATGAGGGCTGCGAGCATGCTGCTGGAAAGGGGGGTTAGGTTCAAGATTTCTGACGCCCCTTTTTTGCTACGCTTGTTGCGGCTCAACAGGATCTCCATCACAGGGCTCAAGGCAGGTACCATAGCCAGGTTTTCGCTACTCATATACAAGCATAGCCTTGACGTACGCCTAGCAGATAGGGAGTACCTGTATGAGAACATAGAGATCATTTGCCAGGCGCTGGCAGTAGCGATGCTCAATTCCCGATTGCGCATAGCGATACTGTCCTCTGCCTTATCTCGGCTACTGATGTGGAAAATCAAATATGTAACTCTCGTGGAGATGTTTGTCCTGCTGGTGGAGATTGCCAGCGCTGCGGATTTTACGACTATTACCGCCTGGATGTGTCAGCAGACGACGACACTGATGACACCCAGGACGGGTCACAAGGAAACGGGGAGTTAAAGGGCCGCATGGTCGGCCTCAATAGCCCTTTCGGCCTTATAGGCCAGCTGAAGGAAAAGCGCGGGTATACGCATAAGCAAGTGATGTGGGGGCAGTCGTGGTTGATGTACATGCTGGAGCTTGCCGACCAGCCGCGATATACACGCAAACAAGAGGTAATAACATACGATAACACAGAGCAAATCAAAGAACACCTTGGAACCGGTAGAAATAGACATAACGATGCGACAGAATGTGAGTGACCAGGCACCGAAAGTGGTGCAGTCAATCACTGACATCTCCTCTGCCTCTGCGGATGCACAGAAGGAGCTGGCTGACACTATTGAGTTTCAGCGTAAGATTATTGACAAGATGCATGCCGAGCTCAAGCCACTGGAAGAGCAGTTCCGCAAGCTTAATATGGGTACATCAGACCCTAAGGTTATGGCTGCACGCAAGGAAGCCTCGCAGGCCTTCAGGGAGCTGAAAAAGGAAATAGAGTTGGAGGAGCAAGCCTTAGTCGACCTGGAGAAGCAACAATCATCATACAACAATAAATCTCAACAACTGCGCACACAGCTGATGAATGTACGTGATGAGATGGCGCGCCTCAAGCTTGCCGGCAAGGAAGAGAGTGCTCAGTATAAGGAACTGGAGTCTAAGCTGGAGAGCCTGGGGACTGCATATAATGAAGTTCAGAGGCAGCAGAAGGCGTTGACAACAGGAGGTACGCAGATGGCCGGGGTGTTGTCCGGCTTAAGCGCGGTGTCGGGTGCCATAAGTGCCGGTGTAGGTGCCATTGGTCTATTCAATGACAAGAGTGAAAAGATGGTGGAGATACAGACTAAGTTGCAGTCTCTGATAGCCATCACCGTTGGCCTGCAGCAGGTGTCCAACACCCTGCACTCCACCTCCGCATTCCGCATAACAACCTTACGCAAGGTCAAGGAGCTGTGGGCAGCAGCCAACATAAAAGTGGCAACAACACTTGGAATCACCAACACACAAGCGCAGATACTTACAGCAACCCTGACAATGGGCCTCTCGTTGGCCATTACGGCAGTAGTGGCCGGACTGAGCGCGCTGGTGTCAAAAAGCCGTGCTGCAGCAAATGAGCAGCGTGAGATGAATAAGGCAATATCAGATGGCGCGGCAAAGGCAATTGCAGATTTTTCCCTGCTGCAGAAGTCTTACGCCCAGTTGGGGGATGATATGCAGGCAAAGAAGAAATTCATAGCAGACAACAAAAAGGAATTCGACAAGCTGGGTGTGTCTGTCAACTCTGTCAATGATGCAGACTTGTTATTTAATTCTCAGACAGAGGCGTTCAAATCTGCCCTGATGGAGAGGGCCAAAGCCGCCGCCGCTTACGATGTTGCTGTTGAAAAATTCAAACTGGCATATCAAAAGGAACTGGAGGCAAAGAATACATTGCCACAACGCACAGATATCTACACTCCCGAGGGAGTGATCTCCACATATAGTAACAAGAAGTCAGACAAACTGTCTGCAGAATCGAAAAAGTTGTGGAAGGATGCAGAAGACTTGCTGATACAGTCCTCCGAAGCATCTGCTAAGGCGCAGGGTATAATTACTGGTCTTGGTCTTGACGTCCCGGAAAAGATCATTGCCGGCACCAAAGCCTACTGGGAAGAGCAGCGCAAAGATGCCATGCAGGTGATGGCTGCAATCAAGGATGTGGAGATAGGGTCAAAGGCGTGGAATGATGCTGTGGAAAAATACCGCACTGCAACAGCAAAGCTGCAACAATGGGACATCAAGGGTGGCGATGCTGATGCCGAGAAAAGGGAGAAGGCTGCACAGGCTGCTGCCAAAAGATTGTCAACAATGTCGCTGTCAATAGAAAATGAAATCAATGCTGCAACATCGGCTGCCGTGGAAGACAACCTTTCAAGGCGACTGGCACAGCTGGAAGCCTCATATGACAAACGCAAGTCTATCATACAAAAGCGTGAGCAGGAGATTGCAGAGATAGAAAAGGTGACAGGCCAGCAGGCAACAAAGGAGCGTGAATCACTGCAGCAGTTGTCAGATGCTGAGTTGCAGAAATATAGTGTAGAAAAACAGAGGGCCATCAAGGCCTCTCAGGATGTTATCAAGGACATCTGGGCGGATGTGGATTCGAAGTTCCGCAGCAGCCTTGACAACCAACTCGCGCAGATGGATGTCTACTATGACAAGCAGCTGGAGCAGCTACGCAACAACTTGACGGATCAGCAGCAATACCAGTCGGCAGCACAAGAACTTGAGACAAAGAGGCAACGGGAGAGGCAGATGATAGTAATGCAGTCGCAGCTTGAGATGCTAACATTCGAAGAGCAGATTGCACTACGGAAACAGGAGTTGCGAAACGATGAGGAGCTCTTCGAGAGTGATAAGCAGAAAAACTTGTTGGAAATACAACGTAAGTACGCTCAGCAAAGACTGGATTTGCTGCTGGCCATGCAGGCTGCCGGCGTGCCTGACCTGCAGGATGACATACAGGCTGCCACAATCGCGCTTGCACAGCTGGATAATCAAGCCTCAAAACTCAATACATCCAAGTTACGCGAAGTTGGAAACTATGTCAAACAACTTGCCAGCGGCTTGTCACAGGTGTTCGATGGTGTGTCGGATGGCTTGTCAAAAGCCTTTGCTGCTGTGGGCAACAACGTTGACAATATGATTACTGTCCTTTCCAAAACTGCAACAAAAGGTGACAAGATAACAGCAGGTATTGACGGCATGCTGCAGATAGCGGGTATGATCACCTCGCAGATAGCGGAGAATAAACGCGAGCAGGAAGCCTGGACAGCTGCAATAGTTGAGAGTGCTCATCAGATGTCGTTGTTGCGCATAGAGGCGGATGCTTACCGCCAAGTGAATATGTTCGGTGTTGAAAATCCATATGCGCGGGCAATTGCCGGCGCGAAGCAGTATGAGGCTGCCATGTTGGAGCTCAGGGCCGCGGCTCAGGAGCTCGAAGAAGGACAAGTCCAGGTCGGTACCAAAAAAGGAGTGGCACCTGGAAATATATATGCCGGGTTTGGTGCCGGAGCTTCTGTCGGTGCTGCAGTAGGATCTATTGTGCCGGTGATAGGCACTGTGGTCGGCGCTGCAGTAGGATCAGTCGTTGGAGCGATTGCCGGCTTGTTTACTAGAAAGAGATATCCCGTATTTGAATCACTGAAAAAGCAATACGGGGAGATATATAACTCGGAGACTTTTGAACTCAATCCCAAGATACTTGCCGACTATGCCAAGCTGGATGACGCTACAAAGAAACTTGTAGACAACTGGCAGGAGATAAAAGACAAGGCACTTGAGGCGCAGGAAGCTATGCGGCAAACATTCTCTGACCTTGCAGGTGACATCGGCAGTCAGCTCTCCGACTCGCTTGTCAACGCTTTCCGCGATGGCGACATATACAAGGGTATTGATGACTTCAAGAGTTACATGGACAAGACCATTGAAGATATAGTAAGTCAGCTGATCTTCTCTGCACATTTTCAAAACCTTTTCAACGACCTTGAAAAGCGGTTTAACGACAGTTTCAAGGAGGGAGGCGACGGATCTATTGTCGATGACCTTATATGGTTCAGCCAGCAGTATAAATCCGGTGTGGATGCTTTTGCTCAGAACCTGGAAGCCGCAAAGGAGGAACTCAAAAAACAAGGCATAGACATATACACACTGGAGCGGAGCAGGACAGGAGCGACAAAAGGCATTGCACAGGCATCGCAGGAGTCAATCAATGAGCTGAGCGGTGGAATCTACGGCATGCGCCTCACACTTGCAGACATTCGCTCGGTGGCAAAAGAGCAGCTGGTGATGATGAAGGCATATAAGGTAGTCTTTGACAGGATAGCCGATAACACGGACTACTGCCGTTATTTGCTGCAAGTCAAGGAGGCGCTAGAAGATATGAATTCACGTGGCATAACAATAAGGAAATGAGTGGAAGTATATTGATAGATGGTATAGACGTTTTCGACTCCTGGGGTGCTGTGATGCTACGGGGGTCGGATGCACAACTGTTGCGATTACCTGAGCGCAAGGTGCAGGAGAGCGTATCATACTATGAGGTATCCGGGGAGGATGTCGATCTCGAGGACATTGTGCTGCAGGCATCAGACGTGGAACTGTCATTTGATTTGCGTTCTACCTCTGCAACAACTCTCATGCGCAACCTTGATGCGTTTTACAGCCGACTTTCAGCTCCTGGATACCGGAATATATATGTACGGACCTTATCACGCACGTTTGAATTAAGGTATCTCTCAAGCACGACAGTAGACCAGCGCGGAGCTCTCTCAAAGTCGGGTGTGAAGAATATAGTTATCAATGTGAGATTTGCAATTGACAATTACAATCAGATGCTTGATGATACTTATTCCGAGCCTACTGAGCCAGATACGAGATACACCTACGTCAAGCTTGATGGCAAGGATTTGAGCAGCTATGGCATCACGGTGCGGGGTGTCTATACCACTGCCCTGCAGCTGCCTGCACGCAAGCCTCCCTTGACCGCTGTTTCACTCTCCCAGTCGGGTGGATATGCAGACCTGATGACACAGGCAACACTAGAAGCTTATGACGTTGTAATATCATGCAGCATGCGTTGTGATAATATTTCACAGTACTACAATCACATCAGCGCTTTGTTTGCCCGGATGTGCAAGACATCGTTGCTGGACCTTGCCCTCACGGCTGCTGGGAAAAACTATAGCTGCTACTATGTCAGGCAGCAAGATGTCATTAAGCAGAGGGCGTTCGACCCTGGTGTTGCATTACAGTTCGACATTGTACTGCGCAGCACGGATTACGAGCTGCTCTCTTATCTGCTAGGCAGCGAATCGTTGCAAGCGATAATGACCGAAGATGAGAAACTATTAATAATAAGCTGATATGGAAAATTATGATATAATCAAGATGAGCGATTTGCCGGAACTTACCGGTGATTTGAGCAATTTCTACGTCTTTGGTTACCGGCTGGGTGTCTCCGGGCGCGCACCGATGGCTAACCTGATTGGGCCACAAGGCCCGCAGGGGCCAGCGGGACCACAGGGACAGACAGGACCACAAGGCCCTCAAGGCCCTCAAGGTGTGCAAGGCCCTCAAGGCCCCCAGGGCGAACAAGGTCCTCAGGGTGTTCAAGGCGAACAAGGTCTACAAGGCCCCAAGGGTGACACAGGTGATGCCGGCAAGGACTTCACCATAAAAGGCTATTACGCCACCCTTGCGGCCTTGGAACTGGCTGTCACGTCACCTGCCGAGGGTGCTGCCTACGGCGTTGGCTCTGCTGCTCCTTACGATATCTACGTTTGGGATGCTGTGGCTAGTGACTGGGTGAACAACGGCACCATACAAGGTCCTGCAGGACCACAGGGGGAGCAGGGCCCTCAAGGCCCGCAAGGTGAACAAGGGCCACAGGGTGTACAAGGAATACAAGGCGAAACGGGGGCAAAAGGCGACAAAGGAGATCCAGGAACTACTGCATACGAATCCGCACAGACGGGTGGTTATGCGGGTAGTGAGTCCAATTTCAACGCCTCATTGGCCCTTGCAGATTACCTTCAATTCCTTACCGGTTACAATACCGCCACCTCTTTAGCCTCTCTCTCAACGACAAAAAGGAGTATTGTTGTGACCCTGAGTGCTGCCTCTACTCTGTCCTTGACAGGCACACTGGCGCAGGGCAGGGAAATGCACATCAAGGTATACAATTCCGGTGCAACAGACATTACCATAACTCTGCCGAATACAACACCTTACGAAAGCAAGGACAAGGAGGGCGCGGCAATAACATCAATAACGCTTCCCGCTTCGGGAAACCTTGAGATTTCCATATGGGCGGTAAATGACAAATACATAATCAAGAGCGATGCTTAGGAGGAGGATAATAATGCAACCCAAAGGGGGAATGGTGGGCAGTGATTACATACTTGTCGCTGCACTCTTCCAGTACCCGCAACTGTCAACCGATAAGGGTGCAAGTTTTTCTTCACTACTTGATACAGGGTCGTGGTACGGTGCTGCAATGGGTGACAGCGGGCAACACATGTTGCTTGCAGCGTCAAACGGGTACTTCTACACTTCGAATAACTACGGAGCCACCTTCACGCCATACACTTCTGCCGGATATGCTACATGGCGCAACCCTTACATATCACCTGATGGCACACGTCAGCTGGTGGTTGCCAACGGTGGTTACCTGTACATTTCGAGCACTTCCGGACAATATTGGAATTACCTCTCCGCATTGGGTACAGGGAACTGGTACGCCGCGGCTATCTCCAATAACGGAACTTATATTACAGTTGTCGAGTATGGTGGTAGGTACGTCAGGGTGAGCAGCAATGGGGGTGGTAGTTTCTCCATGGTTGACCCGTCTTATGCAACACGCAACTGGGTCAAGGTTGCAATGTCCACCACGGGTCAGTTTCAAGTAATAGTAGCGGAGTATGACTTTTCCACACAGGTATATACCCCAATCTATACCTCAAGCGATTACGGGGCTACATGGACGGCAAGGAGCACAGAAAACCAGTCTTGGAAGTCGGTCTGCATGTCGAACATTGGTCAAGTGATGTATGCCGTTTGCCCTACAAAAGTTTTCAAGTCAGCAGACTACGGAGCAACATGGTCAGAGGTGTACGTCAACACGAATGTCTCGATGGTTGACATACAATGTACCTCGGATGGACAGGTGGTATATGCCCTCGGCTCTTCGGGTGAAATAATAGCTTCGGTGGACGCAGGTACTACATGGCAACAGATAGCAACTACAGTTTCAAACGCAAAAAACATAGCAATAAGTAATGTATTATGAATTATCTGAGAAACACACGTACCAAGGAGATTCACAGGGTGAAGTACTCCTCAAAGGCTTGCGGGTTACGCTACGCAACTAATATCAAAAGATGCACAAGGGTTTGGGCTTGGTACCTGATCAAGTTCCGTGCACACAACGGCTGCAGGCATTGTTACACCTCTAAAGACAATGGATGATGGTAATATACAAAGCTACGGGAGAGGTGCTCATTGAGCTGCTCCCACAACTGACAGGGGATAATTCGTACCGCATCAAGGAGATCATGGGGCAAAACATTGTAGTGCTCTATTTTTCCTTGCCGGAGTATATGGAAGTGCCGGTAGGATCATACATTGAGTTCAAGGGCGAGAAGTACCACCTGTCCACTCCTCAGAACTTCGTCATGCATCACACCAGGCATTATGACTACACACTGACATTGCACTCCGAGGATGTCAAGGCGAATGATGTGATCTTCAAATTTGAATCAGACCTCAAGTTCTCACTCACAGCCACGCCCGCTCAGTTTGCACAGCTGTTCGTAGATAATATGAATGGGAGCGAGCCGGGCTGGACGGTTGGGCAGGTGATAGAGAGCGAGCCCGTGACGGTAGACTTTAATAAGGAGAGCTGTATGTCTGCTCTGGGCAAGATATGCGAAGCAGTGAAGACCGAATATGAATTCGACAACAAGGTGCTGCACATACACAAGATAGAGCATGACAAGGATCATGCTGTTGAGCTGTCTTACGGTTATGGCAACGGCATAATGTCCGGTCTGTCGAGGCAGCAGTTCGATTCGTCCAGGGTGATCAACAGGGTGTATGTAGAAACCTCTGACCGCAATATAAATGCAGCGGAATATGGGTCGAAAAAGCTTCGTATGCCACTCTCACATGTGATTGAATATGAAGGTGTGCAATATATGACCAGCGCCGACGGGACCTACCTGGAGCGCATAGGCCGCACGGGCCGCGTGGTGGAGGGTGCTTTGGATCTGAGCAAGCATTACCCTACACGTACCGGTACTGTCTCTGCAGTCCAGGTTATTGATGTGGACAAGCATTTGTATGATATCATTGATTCATCCATTCCGCAGACTTTGGATTACAGTACGGCAATTATTGCCGGCGAAACCATGACACTGGTGTTCCAGACTGGCCTCCTTGCCGGCAAGGAGTTCGATGTGAGCTACAAGCATGCAGAGAGGCGCTTTGAACTTGTGCCACTCACTGGCAATGGGGAGATCTATCCCTACGGCTCCCTGGTGCCGGAGGCTGGTGATAAGTACAAGGTGTTCAATGTCGCAATGCCTACTGTATATATACAGGATGCAGAGCAGAGGGTGCTGCAGGATGCTGTAGCCTACTTGCATGACAATGAGATGCCAAAATTCACCTACAGGTGGAAGCTGGACGGGTTATATGCAAAACGCAACTGGCTTGACATTGGCGGCTACCTCAAGCCGGGTAATTTTGTAATGTTCAGCGACCCCGCATTTTTGCCAACACCTGTGCCTATACGCATCACAGCTGTCAAAGAGTACCTGAAGCGTCCAAAATCCCCTGAGATAGACATCAGCAACTCGGTGCCGGGCAAATCGGTGGCGGTAATATTAGACGAGCTACCCGGCAAGGACCAGACCATAGACCGTAAGACAGAGCAGGTGAAGCGTTATTCGCGCCGCAGGTTCGAGGATGCCCTGGAGACTATGCAGATGCTGGAGGCAGCCGTAGAAGGCTTTTCGGCAGGGATAGATCCCGTGTCAGTACAGACACTATCCTTGTTGGTGGGCGCGGAGAGTCTACAGTTTCGTTTTGTCAACTCTAAGACTTCTCCTAGTGTTGTCACTCCCAATATAGCTTACAACAATACAACCAAGGTACTATCTGCGCCAAGTGGAATTATCCAGCATATGAGTTTAGGGATTTCCTCAATTTCCCCCTCACACCAGCCGGCAGAATACCACTTTTGGGATTTGCCTTCCTACACCTCTCCGGCGTTGATAGATGCAAATAAATCCTACTATCTGTATGCGTGGGTGGCCAAGTCGGGTGACACGGGCAGCTACCTGCTCAGAGATACTGCTCAGCCATTTGATGCGGGGACGTATTACTATTTGCTTATTGGCACACTTGGCAAGGAGACAAGCGGGATACGCTCATATACCTCGGTGTATGGGTTCACGGAAATTTTACCGGGCAGTATCACCACAGACCTTATCAAGTCTCCTACGGGGCAGACGTATTTTAATCTGTCGGCCGGCAATGGTGCAGGTGAGATAGGCGGTGTGATCAAATTTCTTGCAGGGTCGGAAGGGTTGGAGAACCTACAAAGTTGGCAGGAGCTGGTTGGGCTGGTAGGCGACATTGATGATGAGCTGGGCCTGTTGGAGGATGATTTCTTGTCCGTTGAAGATAAGGCCAATCAAGCAGCGGCCGCAGCAGCTGCTCTCGGGTACATCAAGGATGCCATACTTGACGGCTCTACCACCGTTGCAGGGGGGCTGATACTTGCCAACCTGCTCATGCTTCGTGGTGAGGATGATGTGGTGCGGGCAGGATTAAGCGGGCTCAAGAATGACAATGTGTTCCTGTTCGCAGATCCATCCAACGCATATGCCAAGGCAATTGCCGGCACCGCCATGTTTGTGTTACGCAAGGATGGAACCTCCAAGCTCGGCATTATGAAGATAGATACGGACAATGTCGGGCTCTACAAGGATGGTACAGAGATGATGCAGTTTCGCACGGGAAACGTGCCTACCCGCAGCGACCTGATAAGTTCAGTGGATATCTCCGTGATAGTACCTGGAGGAACGGATACCCGCAGCGGAAATTATGCAGGCAACTTCGGCAATAGCAATGCCGTTGTTATCACGGCTCCGCTCTCCTCCTTCTCGCTCAATATCTATGGCACAATAAACCTGTCAAGCAACAACGATTACTCTACGCCAATCATAGAGTCACAGGTTGCGTGCAACTTTGTGCTTGAGAGGTTGCAAGCTGGGGTGTGGGTATATGACAGGATAGTAGCCTCCGAGTATCTGTTCAGTGAACTCCCCGGTGAGACTACGCAAAGTCACACTGTCAACAGCACTATAAATCTCGCGGTTGGCAGCTACAGGTTGCGAATAGATTACAACATTGACACCCGCTCGGTAAACGACACCTGCTCTATCACTGCTGCAGCAACGATGCACGCCCTAGGAGCGCAGGCAAACAAGGCGATAATATTCGGCGATAACGGCCTGATAAGGATTAAGGACGGTAACAACTACTCGCTCTTCTCTGATGAGGCGGTGGAGCATAAGTTTGGTGCAGACAAATACCTGCTTATAGATGGAAACGGCTTTGTCGTTAGAGGTGGTTTTGATGTGCCAGGTTTGAGAGGATCAGGCAACGTTGCATCAGCCGGTGGGTTGATACACTCTTTCGGGAAGGCTCATAGCGCTGCACGATCAAGTTTAGGCATATATGTTATAACACATAATTTAGGCCACACGAACTACGCCGTTAGTATTACTCCTTACAGCTCCAACGCCCAGATCTCTGCCGTGGTGAGCAGCAAGACTAACAATTCATTCACAGTAAGAATAGTGAATCCGTCAAACAACAGCCTGACGGATTCCAGTTTTGATTTTTCTATTTATGCAGATGCTTAAGGTTATATCAATTCTTGCCCTGTGCCTTCAAGGCCCTCCATTCGGCCCCGGTTGTGGCCCGGAAGGTAAAGGCGTGGTCGAACAGGTCGTAGACCGTGCGGTAGTCTCCCTGGTCGTAGGCAGTTCGGATGTGGGTGCGGGCAGCCATAATAATGGACTGGGGGATGTAGGCTATTGTATCATAGACCGGGTTTTGTCCGGGAGGTACGAGATTCCTTCTTATGACAAAATCCTTTCCCTCGATAAAGTCGGTGACATAGTTTCCGTCTTGATCAATGATGTCAGTGCCCCACATCAGAATCCTCAAGTTGACCTCGTCACGATGGGCATCGATGATACCCCTTATTATCTGCGTGCCGGAAAGCTGTTCATTATGCCAATTCATATCGTAAGCCTGCCTTATAATCTCCAGGTTGGACAGGTGTCCGGCTTTGGTGAGCGATGTGGCTGTAAGGTCGGCACGTATCGATATCATGGCATTGGGGTCGAGTTGTTGTGTGGGCTCCTTGCTGCATCCTGCGAGCATGAGCACCAGTGCTGTTGCGATTGTGATAGTCTTCATGGCTGTGATTTTTTCAAATGTACAAAAACGAATTAAAAAAACAAATTTAACGATACAAAATTATGAGTTACAAAGGAAATGAACAATCATTATTCGACGCGGGGAGGATACTCTCCGTCAAGAAGCTTACCTCTCTGGCCGAGGCTTTCGAGAGTGACTACCCTTTCAGCATTTATGTGCGACCTCACACAATGATTTCCGTTGATGTTGTGATATCGGCCATTCCTGCGCTTGATAGTGTAGCTGTTGATGTGCCCGTTGAATGCAACGCCTGGTCAACAGCGCTGCTGAAAAGGATAGAAGTTGATAATAACCTCCTTTCAGAGAATGACGTTTATGTCGGCTGGGGGATCAAAGTGAAATAGCCATGTTGATAATGATTTCAGGAAAACGCAGCAAGGCGCTGGTTGATCTCTTCCAGCGCTATGCTTATGGCATAGAGTGGGACTTGAATGTATCTTCTACTGCCTGTACGCGGCTTGGTCGCGTGGAACTACACCGGCTGTTGCCTATCCAGTCCAGGATGCGGCGTTGCATCCTCAATGATGCCGGCCAGGTGGTATATTATCTGCATCCGAATGACTCCAGTCTTACGGAGACAGGATCTGCTGCCGATCTATCTGGTGCAGTTGGTCAGGTGATGGTTGAGACTCCTGCGCACTACCGTAAGTTTGAGGCAGAGGGCACCAAGGTGCGCTGTCTGATCTCTGAGATAGAGTTGCCAGGCTTTCATTACGTGCCCAGATATTACCGCTCTGCCTTTGAGGCAACCGTTGAGAGGGCTACTAACAAGCTGTCATCAGTGCGTAATGATACTGCAGAATATAGGGGGGGCAATAATAACGCCGCATGGGACCTTGAGTCCAGGACTCTGCTGGGCAGGCCTGCAACGCTGATATCGCTGACCAATTTCCGTGCCTATGCCCGCAACCGTGGTGCCGGCTGGAACTGCGACGTCTATGAGGTGCAAAAAGCCTGGTACTGGCTGTACGCAGTTGAATACGCTAACTTCAACTCCCAGCTTGCCTATGAAGCAGCTCCTACCCTTGCCGGCTATAAGCAGGGTGGTTTGGGAGACGGTGTGACTACCCTTGCTGCTGCATCGTGGAGTGCGTGGAATAGCTATTACCCTTTTGTGCCATGTGGACACACGACATCTCTCGGTAATCGTACAGGAACAATCCCTTATGATTTGCCTGCTGAATATGGATCTGCCTTGACAGTAGATGTACCTACTTACCGGGGATTGGAAAACCCGTTTGGCCACGTTTGGAGCTGGACGGACGGTTGCATGGTCCGTATACAGGCAGATGATGCCGGGGGTAAATCGGAATTTTATGTCTGTCTCAATCCTAGTGAATTCCAGGATAGTAGCTACGACAACTACTTACTGAGAGGAGAGTTGCCGCGTGCAAGTGCTTATATTAAACAAATGCTTGTAGGAGAGCTTGGGGAAAATATGCCTGCAGCAGCAGGTGGTACTGGAACTGGCTCAGCTACTTTCTTTGCAGATTACTTCTACACATCACTACAATCATCCGGAGAGTCGATGAGGAGTGTGTTGTTCGGCGGGGCTGCGTTTCATGGTGCGTATGCGGGTCTCGGCTGCTCGGCTGCGAATACTACGGCCTCGTATACGAATGCGCATATCGGCTCGCGGCTTTGCTTCATGGGTACGTAGTACCCCGGTCGGATTTTTTGAAATATTGGTTGCTCCCTTTAAGGGTGTGTTGTTCGGCGGGAATGCGAATAATGGTGCGAATGCAGGTCTCAGCTACTCGAATACGAATAATACGGCCTCGAATACGAATGCGAATATCAGCTCGCAGCTATGCTTTTTTCCAACAAGGGAGGACCATGCCTCTAGGCAAAAAATAACAACTATTGAAACGGTGTTGGTAGGGCAACCGAAGGCTCCAAACTAAATAAAGCAAATTAAAAAAAGGTGAAAAGGATAGGTAACATATACGATAAGATCTGCAGTATAGAAAACTTGCGGCTGGCCGATGAGAAGGCTCGCAAGGGCAAATTGCGCTCCTATGGTGTCAGGCGGCACGATAGGAGGCGCGATTTGAATATACAAGAGTTACATGAGAAGCTCATGTCTGGCACATTTGTCACCTCGAAATATGAAATATTTACCCTCAAGTGCGACAATGGCAAAGAGAGGGAGATATACCGTTTACCTTACTATCCTGACAGGATCGTTCATCATGCTATCATGAACATTCTTGAGCCGATATGGGTTAGTACATTCACTGCTGATACATACAGCTGCATCAAGAACAGGGGTATACATGCTGCTGTCAAAAAGCTGCAGAGGACACTCAAGCGCAACCCCCAGGAGACACTATATTGCCTAAAAATAGATGTTCGCAAGTTTTACCCCAATATAGATCATGTCATTTTAAAGTCTATTGTGCGTAGAAAAATCAAGGATCAGAGGTTACTCAAATTGTTAGACTCAATTATTGACTCTGCTCCCGGAGTGCCGATAGGAAATTATCTAAGCCAGTATTTTGCCAATCTTTATTTGTCATATTTCGACCACTGGATTAAGGAGGTTGTAGGTGCAAAATACTACTTTCGATATGCAGATGACATTGTAATATTGTCAAGCTCAAAAGAGAAGCTAAGGGCCTATCTGGTAGCTGTACAGGAGTACCTTCAGGCAGAGCTACGACTTGAAGTCAAGGGTAACTATCAGATATTCCCTGTAGCTTCAAGAGGGATAGACTTCCTTGGGTATGTGTTCTTTCACACTCATACATTGCTAAGAAAAACTATCAAACAACGCTTTTGCCGGAAGGTTGTAGCGCTCAATAAAGTAGACGTTGACGAAAAGAAATTCAAGCAAAAAGTCTGCTCTTGGTGGGGCTGGGCGAAGTATTGTGACTCTAGGCATCTAATTAAAAAACTAACAAAAAATATGAAATATGAAATCAAATTCAAACGTGCGTCCTGACACTTTCCAGGACCTTGGTAACGGTTGTTACCACTACAATCACAACATCACAGAGGTTGAATTGACTGATGAGGATGGCCAAAAGAGGACATCTTACAACTTTGATGTTGTTAAAATATGGGGCTTGCCTACATATGAAAAATGCGTCAAAGCTGTCATTGCGGCACTCTATGATTATGCTGCAGAGATAGCTCTTATCAACAAGTACCAGGCATACGCATTAGGCCTTGATGAGGATACAGCTGCAAGGGACGAATACCTGCAATATCTGCAGTATGTACGCAGCGTGAAACAGCAAGTTCAACACGATTTAAACATTGATTAAATGACATGAAAAAGTTCAGCGAGCTGGGCATCAAGCCAACCAGCAAAACATTTGTAGGGGATAAAATAAAGATAAGCCGTGTGCTTAACAGGGAGCTAAAGATCATTGCTTACAAGCTAGATGAGAGTAAATACCCTAAAAACAAGAGCGGAAAATGCCTCTGCCTGCAGGTAGAGCTCGACAACGAAAAGCATGTGATCTTCACCGGGTCTGATGTGCTGATAGAAACAATACAATTGATTCCAGAGACTGAATTCCCTTTTCTTGCAACCATTGTGAGAGAGGGAGAAAGGATGGAGTTTAGGTAGATTTTAAAAAGCCTTCGTCGGTTTACAGGTGTCACGAGTACGCCAATACATAGTTCACCCCCGACGAAGGCATATATCTTATTTATGAACTATGTACTGGCGTGCAAATATACCAAAAAAAACAAATGAAGACACCGATATCTTATTATGGCGGTAAGCAAACTATGCTAAAACACATACTGCCACTTATTCCACAACACACATTATACACAGAAGCTTTTTGCGGGGGATGTGCTGTTCTTTTCGCCAAGCGACCCGCCCCCTGCGAAATCATTAACGATCTCAACAGAGGTTTAATCAACTTCTATTGGATAGCATCAGTATATTATTCTGACCTTAAAAAAGAGATAGATAAAACATTACACAGTAGGGATATTCATGCGCATGCGATGCACATTAACACATATCCGGAGTTTTTCTCAAATGTGGAATGGGCATGGGCCATCTGGGCGTTATCCAAGTTGTCATTCGCATCAATGCAAGATGGTTCATTTGGTTATGACAGAGCAGGCACTACTGCACTCAAAATATCAAATGCCAAGGATGATTTTACAGTTTATATGTCACAACGGCTGTCTAATGTAACAATCGAAAACAATGATGCTCTGGATGTGATTAATCGCTATGACTGTGATGATGCTTTTCACTTTGTTGACCCACCATACATAAATAGCGATTGTGGCCATTATGAGGGCTTTTTCAATGAGTCTAACATGAGAAGCCTCTTAGACCTACTGACTAAAATTAAGGGCAAATTCATGCTCACAATGTTTCCTTTTGATATGATTCAGGAGTATGCTACTGCTCATGGATGGACTATCCATAAAGTCGAAAGAACGATATCGGCGAGTAGAGAGAATAGAAGAAAACAAGAGGAATGGATGGTCTGTAATTATAGCACATTTCAGCAGTCCACAATATTCTGAAAATAAAATGTGCAGAGTTTTTTCTGCACATTTCGTTTTTCTATATTTGCACAATTCGTTTTTGCGATTATACAACCACAAAGACTTGGTAGAACTTTT